ATATTATATAATATATAATAATCATTTTTATTTTATGAAATTCAAATTTTTATTATTTTTTATATTTTTTTATAATTCTAATTGTTTTATGTTTCAAATGAATTCTAATATTAAATTAAAAAATAATAATAATATATCTATTAATAAATTTAAATCATATATTAAATTAACTAGACCTAATGCTATTTTATATGAATTTGGTTTACCTGTTACTGGTAGTTATTTAATTTCTAATAATATTAATATTTTTTATAATCCTACTGTTATTTTACTTGGTTTTATTAGTGTTTTAATTGGTTCTAATAGTATGGTTATTAATGATTATTATGATTATAAAAATGGTGTAGATTCTGAAAAAAAAAATAAAATATTAAATTTAGGTTATTTAACTTCAGAACAAGTATTACATTTTTCATATTTATTAAATATTTTAACTTTCTATTTAATTTCTTTTATTAATAATAATTTAATTAGAAATATATTATCTACTAATATTATTTTAACATATTTATATACTCCTATTTTAAAACCTATACCTTTTGTTAAAAATTTTATTGTTTCTTTTATTATTTCTCAATCTCTTATTGTAGGTGCTTTAATTATTGATTATAATTTAATTAAAATTTTACCTCATATATTTTATTTATTTAATTTTATACTTTGGCAGGAAATAATATTAGATGCTACTGATATTAGTGGTGATAAATTATCTAATATTTATACTATTCCAGTATTATTAGGTATAAAAAAATCTTATATTATTGCTTTAATTTTTTTATTATTTGGTACTTTAATTCCTTTTGGATTTAATTTTTTATTTATTTTATTACAAACTCCTACATTATTTATTACTATTTATGCTATTATTAAAAATGTTATAATTTCTAATAAATTTATTAAATTCTCTAATTTTTTTATGCTCTTATCTGGTATATATTTATGTTATTTATAAAATTTTATAAACCAATTTTGTAATTCCCATGTAATTTCATATTTATATCCTATTGATTTTACTAAATTATTTATTGATTCATTATCATGTATATAATAAAATCTTTTTATTGTTGTTTCATTATTTAATTTCCATGATACATAATTTGCTCCCACTTTAAAATCTCTATAATCTTTTTTATTTTTTTTTATTTCTTCTATATTATATTCTTTCTCTTTCGACCAAAATGATACTAATAATGTACCATTTTTTTCTAAATTATTTATCATTATTAATATAGCCTCTTTTTGTTTATCTATATTTTCTAAATGATGTAATACTGCTATTGCTATTATTTTATTATATTTATCATCTGATTTATAATTTAATATATCTGAATATTCGACATTTAATTTCTTTTCTTTACATATATTTATTAATTTTTTTGATATATCTATTCCTTTGCATTTATATCCTAATTTTTCTGCATATAACATATTCTTTCCATTCCCACATCCTACATCTAATAATTTTTCTTTTTCATTTATATTATTTAAATAATTTGTTACTGTTTTCCATATTCTTACTCTCGTATTATCAAATGATTCTGATATTATATCATATTGTTCTGCTATTATATTATTATGATTATTCATTAAATATTAATTATATATATATATATATCATTTTTTATATTGTAATATTATAGAATTATATATTTTTTATGTATAAATTTTATAAAAAAATTATTATTAATAATAAAACTAAAAAAATATATATTAAAAATGGAAATAATAAAAATTATTATATTAAATATAAAAAAAAATTTATTTCTTTAAAAAATTACGAAAAAATACAAGGTGGTTCTCCTACTAAACCTATTGATATTCCAAAAAATTATAAAAAATATAATTCTAATATTGATACTAAATTAGATAAAATATCAAAATTAGTTGATAAAACTTTAACTCTTTCTACTCCATCTTCTGAATTTAAATCTATTAAATTTTGGAAAAAATTTAAATATAATAAATCTACTTTTAAATATGATGATAAAAATCAATTAAATTCTGATTATTTAGTAAAATTAATTTCAAATAAGTATAAAATGAATGATATTATTATTATTGATGATATTGATTTAGAACCATTAGAATCTTTTAAATTAACTGATAAATCTTATATTATTATTGATGATAATATTTTATATAAACCTTTTATAAAAGAATCTGAACAAGATTTAAGAATACATAGATTAAGAATTCAAAATTCTATGAAAGAAAACTATGACTTTAATAATGGCAATAATTTTCTAAAAAAATTATATAAATCTCAAGCAAATTAATCTAATTTTTTTAAATATTGCTCTATATAATTACCTCCTTTTTTCTTTTTATATTTTTTTCTTCCACCAATTGTTAAATTATATATACCTTGTGCTGTTCTTTCTATTGGATCAATTTCATATTGTTTTAATAATTTTGTACATTCTTCTGTTGGTTCATATGTACTATCTATTTTATGTAAATTGTCTATATTTCCACCTTTTTTTGATGGTGATGGTCTTCTATTTGATGGTGTTCTTTCTACTGAATAACTTCTTCTATGTCTATGTGGTTTACCATCATCTTCTATTTTTTTTAGTACACCTTTTCCTATAGTTTCACTATTTTCTGGATTATAAATTTCTTTACGAACTATATTTAATTCTTTATTTACTTGTTTAGCTCTATCCATTAATTCTTTTATACTAGGATCTTCTGTGTTTTTTATATTTTTTTGTTTTTCTGCTATTTCTTTTTCTAATGATTTAAGTTCTTTTGTTATTTTACTAAATTTATTATTTAATTTATTATTTAATTTTTCTGCACTACTTCCACCACTAGGTGATGGTCTTCTATTTGATGGAGTTCTTTCTACTGAATAACTTCTTCTATGTCTATGTGGTTTACCATCATCTTCTATTTGTTTTACTACACCTACTGTTTGATAATTTTCTGGATTATGAACTTCTTTACGAAGTAATTTTAATTCATTTATTAATTCATCAAGTCTATCTTTTAATTTTTTTATACTACTTTTATCTGATGACTTTTTATTTTTTTGTTCTATTAATTTTTTTTCTATTAATTTTTGTTCATCAACTAAATCTTTTAATTTATTTTTCATTTTTTCTGTACTACTTCCACCTTTTGTTGATGGTTTTTTATTTATTATTTTTTTTTTATTTACTTTTTTCTTAATAATTTTCTTTATTTTTTGTTTATTTTTAATACTCATTATCTAATATATATTAATATAAAATTATTTTCAGTATTTAATATAAAATGAATAATTTAAATTATGATATTATTAATTATATTTTAAATATACGCACTAATGATTTAGAATTAGATGTTGTTAATAAAGAATTATCTATTAGATATTATAAAGACTTAATTATATTTATATATGAAAATAATTATATTATTGATTTTTTTGATTGTTCGTCATCAATTTATTTAAATGATAGAAAAAAATTTGAAAATTTTATTGTTTCTTATAAATATATTACATATAAACCTTATATTAATAAAAAGACTGATATAATTTTTAATACACATTTAAAAGGTAATATTAAAATTGTACAAATTTTTAATAATAAAATTATTTATATTTCAAATATTTTAAAAAATCCTAATTTATTATCTTTATTAAAAATTGCTAATTTTATTTATTATAATGTTTTATCAATTAAACCATTAGATTCATATGATGATAACAACATTTATATTAATAAATTTAAACAAATATATGAATATAATAATATTAAATATTATATTATACATTTTGATTGGGAATTTGATACACTTATTAAAATGATTGGTATTAATAATTTAGTTCCTAAATATTATTATAGAGAATATAAAAGAGATAATAGTAATTTTAATTATGTAGATACTAATGTATTAGAAATTATTAATACTTATCAAGAAAATTATCTTTCTAAAAATTATAATAGTAATATTATTAAAAATTATTTACATAATAGTATATAAATATTATATACTATTATTCTTTATGATCTATATTAGTTTTGATATTGGTATTAAAAATCTTGCTTTATGTATTCTTTCTTGTAACAATAATATAATTGAAATTATTGATTGGAGAGTTATTACTTTAGCTGATAAAAAAAAAAGTGTTTCTGGTTTAACATTAATTTCTGAAATTTTATTTTATGAATTAGATAATATTATTGGTTCTATTCAAGAATTAAAATATGATACAATTGATTTTGTTTTAATTGAAAATCAACCTTCTAATTTAAATGGTATTATGAAATCAATACAATTATTAATTTATTCATATTTTAGTTTATTAAAACATTGGGATAAATTTGTTTCTAATGTTATACTAATTAATGCTTCTTTAAAATTACAATTTCATGATTATAAACCTTCTGAATTTATTATTGATAATACTAAAACTAAAAAACAACAAAAAGCTGATAAATATAGAAAAAATAAAAATGATAGTATTGAAATTACTAAATATTATATTAAAGATAATAATTTATTAAATGATTTCTTTTCTAAACATAAAAAAAAAGACGATTTAGCTGATACATTATTACAAACTATATCTTATATTAAAAAAGATAATAATGAATTAATTATTAATAATGTTAATATTAGTGAGAATAATTTAATTGATTTTTAATTATATTTTTTTACTAAAATATTACTTTTTATTAAAAAATTGATTTAATACTTATTAATAAGTATTAACAAAATGACTCCTGAAAAGGCAAAGGAACTTTTTAAAAATATGCCACTGCATTTAAAACAACAAGTTATTAATATTAATAATGCGATGACAAAAATAGAAGAGAATGATAAATATAATTTTTCAAAAAAAAAAGATTATTGATAATTTTATATCTTTATAAAAAAAGTACATTTCTTAATTTTATTTTAATTTTAAAAATAAATTTTAAAATTTTAAAATTTATTAAGAAATGTACTTTTTTTTATTTATTTTTATTTTATATAATTTCTTTATATAAAGACATATATTTATATTTATTATATTTATTATATTTATTATATT